GACGTGCCCAGAGCCAGCTTTGGTATTTTTGGCAGTGGTAGCGGCAAGTCTGGTAAGCAGGCGGAAGATACGGTTGCCATGTTGGAGGAAGCCGGTCTTGACCCTTCGGAAGGGTGGGAAAGACAAGACGGCGCTAACACGTATAAGGCATACCGCTCCAGCTTGGATGGCAAGGTTCGCTACGAAATACCGACAAGCAACGTTGCGTTTCGGGGGGTGTTTCGAGAGACGGAGGACCCCGATGTCGAGTTGGGTAAGTTATTAGACCCGGAGACTAGAGATCAACAGCGTCTTGAGGCGATGCAAGGTCTTCGTATACGCATAAACAAATATAACGATAAAGAATACATACACGTGCCGGGGTTTTCTGATCTAGACGAAACACAATTAAATAAATACGGCTTTACGAAATTGGATTCTAAGGTTGGTAGGGATGGTTTGACAAAATTCCCAGCTCCTGTATTAGAGCAAATCGTTGATTTTCCTGAACTTTTTGACGAATACCCTCAGTTACGCTCGATACAAATAAAACCAACCCCCTCTTTGGCACTCTTTCTTAAAGGTGCTTACAACCCCGACACGAAAGAGATTTCTCTCGCGTCCGTGCCGAATACGGCAGAAGGTCGCAAAGAAATGATGAGCACGCTGTTACATGAAGTTCAACATGCGGTGCAAGACATTGAAGGCTTGTACGGCGGTGCCAACACCCGGATGTTTGAACCTACGGGCTTTGCGGAAAGACAAACTAAAAACCAAAATGCTCGTAAAGAGGTAGACAAGGAAATTGGGGATAGTTTAGACAATCTGGTGGTAACCCTTGGTGACCCCGCATCGAAAAAACCAAAAACAGGACTTTTTGGGAAAATATTTGGATTGTCTTCGCCGACATTGCCGCCGCGCACTCAGACGGGATTAGCAGGCGCAGACGAGGAAAGAGTCCGGTTTGTAAAACGCGCAACCATCGGTTATCTCAGAGCGCGTGCAGAAGAGGAGGAACAGCTTGCTGCGGGGGAGCTTACTGTCGGAGAGAGATCCCGGCGTGAACTCGAAGACGCTATTGCACGTCGTCAACAACAACTGCGAGATCTTGGGGCATCGGAAGACGAAATTGCCGACGTTGAAACAGAGTATCGGGGTCAGGCTTTTCGATACGGGGGTTCTGACCGAGAAATGATTTATTTGGCTGATGAGCTTAAAAAAGCCGGAGTCAAAAACTCAGAAAAAGTCGCCGAAAGAATCGGTAACGCTTTTGACGAACAGATACAAAAGCTACGACCAATACTCAAAGAAAAAGAACAGATAGACGAAATAAACAGTCGATCATACGAGATGTATGCCGGTAATCCGGGTGAAGTCGAAGCACGTAACGTGCAAAGAAGGTTTGAAGGCATTGAAGAAGGCGAGTATCTGCGCCATCCGTCTGGTGAGTTAAGACCGTTTACTGACAAAGTCCCTCCCGCAGGAATGCAAACCCTCGACCCTGAAGTCACGCAAGGGATGGTGCTACCTCAAGGCGGGCTTGTTTACTCGCTGGCCGAGGGTCGAAAAGGCCAGCCATCTTTTTCTATTGACGACCCTAGTGATCCGCAAATGGATTTACCGGGCATGGGGCCGACTAGACCTGTTCCCACAGAGGACCCCGCAGCAAGCCTTCTTTCCATGCGCGACGGTATGATGGGCGCTTTGCGTCAGGACAAGTTGGGTGCTCGAAAACGTCAAGAAATTCAAGCGTCCCTAAATAGGGTCAACCAAAGGATTTTTGGGTTGCGCCAAGAAGCGGGCTACCCAACCGACAACTTATACGCCAACGGTGGTATGGTGAACAATATGAAACCTAGAGTAACCCAAGGTCTAACCAACCTTTTGAACAAATACAACGCCTCGGGACCCTTGGCGGGTGCCGGAAATGTTCCACGTGGAACAATGCCTGTGCAGATGAACCAAGGCGGTGATCCGGAGCTTGAGGGCTTTCCTGCGGCTCCGCAGCCCGGAACTACTGTATCTCCTCCTGTCGTTGACCCGGTTCAGTTTCCGCAACCTATGTTCAGCACAGCCCCTACGTTGCCCCCGGAGACGGCTTTACCGCCTTCGGTATACACACCACCGGCGCAAACGGCAGTGACGGTGCCCACGCAACCTATGTTTACCACCCCGCTTTCTGTGGGAGAAACTCCCGACGATCCTGATCGACCACTGCTCCGTGACATGCGGATGATAGACGCCAATGGGAACGGGATTGACGATAGGGATGAGCCGGGCGGTGAATTTTATGTGCAACCCGATCCATACGCCGTCCCGGCTGCACCAGCGCCGGGGATGTTATCTGATGCGGTCGTTGATTTTGACATTTCGGATCAAATCACACCGCAGACGGAAGGGTATGCAACGACTCGTGACATGAACATTCAGGCCACGGGCGATCCGTTTGCTGACGCGGTTGAGGGCGAATACCAGATGCCTATCTACAAGCCGCAGGTTATGCCGGGTTCAATGCCTTTTATGAGCGTTCGTTACGGTCGCCCCGGCACTCCGTCTGAGCAACCCCCCGAACCGCCAAGATCGGATCAGTACTCTACCGGAAGCTTTGGTCGAGCTAATTATGCAGAAGCTCTATCTAACTGGGAACGCATGTATGGTCCGGTAGAAGATTATCAAGCACCGGACACCGAGGCGGTTATGGGAGATAACGGCGGAGCAGACACTGGGACAACTCCCGGCACTACGGTTCCCGGCACTACGACCCCCGGCGGCACGGCGTTCTATCCAGAGCCTCCCCCTGTTCGTGGAAGTGGGGGCATTGGCGCAACCACTAGATATATGGTCAAAAAACTTGCTTGGGAACAGAAATACGGCCCGGTCGAAGATTATTACGCAGCGCAACGAGCCGCACAAAACAACGACATTAATGTGTATTTAAGTCGTCAGGGCGAAGAAGCCGTAGCTGCGCAATACGGCTACACTGTTGAGCAGCTTAGGCTAATAAACGAAGATCGACGAAAGCTAGGGTTGGGACCACTAGGGGACCTTATTGGTGACATCAATGTAAACCCCGGCAATATCGGAGCATTTTAGGAAAATATTATGGCAAATGGCGATAGACCTCCGGTTTCGTTGATGGACAGAGAGGGCATGAACCTTTCTGAAGAAGACATGCTTGCGGTAGAGATAGAAGCTCTTCCTAATGGCCTTGAAACCAACGGCGTGATGAGCGTTGAAGGTGTAGAAGTAACTCAGGACGAAGACGGGGGTGTGACCTTTGACTTTGATCCGTTGCGAAACAAAGATCGTGAAGACGGTTTTTTCGACAACCTAGCGGAATTCATGTCGGAGTCTGAACTGGCGGAAATATCCAACGATCTTATGGAGCAATACGACGCCAACAAGGCGTCTAGACACGATTGGGAAGAGGCTTATTCTAATGGCCTAGAACTCTTAGGGTTCAACTACGAAGAGCGCACAGAGCCTTTTAGGGGCGCTACAGGGGTCACACACCCTTTGCTTGCCGAGGCGGCTGTTCAGTTCCAAGCTCAGGCGTTCAATGAGCTTTTGCCTGCGGGCGGTCCTATACGAACCACGGTTCTTGGATCAACGACGCACGCTAAGTCTGAGCAGGCTAGTCGTGTAAAGAACTTCATGAATTACTACATCACCAACGTGATGGAAGAGTACACCCCTGAATTCGACCAAATGCTGTTTAATCTGCCTTTGGCGGGCAGTACGTTTAAGAAAGTTTACTTTGACGACACGTTAGGTCGCCCTGTTAGTAAGTTTGTGCCCGCAGAGCACTTGGTTGTGCCCTACGAAACGTCTGATCTGGCAACCTGCCCGTGTATTACACACGTTGTGCGCACGTCGTTAAACGATCTGCGTAAGCAACAGATCGCAGGATTCTACCGCGACATACCTGTCCTGCCTTCACAAGCAGGCAGCAGCAGTATTTCGGATGAAATCGACCACATTGACGGTGTTAGCGCCTCAAATATCGATTACGACTGCACTTTGCTAGAGTTTCACGCGGATTTAGACCTGCCCGGCTATGAGAACAAAGACGAAGATGGCGAAGAAACCGGCATAAAAGTGCCCTATATCGTCACTATCAGCGAAGAAAACAGCAAAATATTGTCTGTTCGACGTAATTACGAGGAAGAAGACCCGTTAACTACGAAGATTCAGTACTTTGTCCATTACAAGTTTTTGCCCGGATTTGGCTTTTACGGCCTTGGTTTGATTCACACAATCGGTGGTTTATCGCGAACCGCGACTGCTGCACTGCGTCAATTGATTGATGCAGGTACGCTTTCTAACCTTCCTGCGGGCTTCAAGGCTCGCGGCCTGCGGATCAGGGACGATGATTCACCCTTACAGCCGGGTGAATTTAGGGACGTTGACGCGCCCGGAGGGCAGATTAGAGACAGTTTGATGCCTCTGCCGTTCAAGGGTCCAGATGGCACGCTTTTCCAGCTACTGGGCTTTGTAGTGGACGCAGCGCAGCGTTTCGCCACCATCACGGACATGAAGGTAGGTGATGCTAATCCAAACGCGGCTGTCGGCACTACGATAGCTATGATTGAGCAGGGCACTCGTGTGATGAGTGCTGTTCACAAGCGGTTACACTACGCGATGAAGATCGAGTTCAAGATCTTGGCTCGTGTAATGAAAGAGAGCTTACCTCCGGTTTATCCGTATGAGGTGCCGGGGGCGGAGTCTACGGTCAAAGCCACCGATTTTGACGACCGCGTAGACGTACTTCCCGTATCTGACCCGAACATCTTTTCTCAGAGCCAGCGGATTGCTTTGGCTCAAACTGAGCTACAGATGGCGATGCAGGCTCCGGAGATACACAACATCCCAGAAGTGTACCGCCGAGTGTATGACGCGCTGGGAGTTAAAAACTCAGACATGATCTTGCGCGCAGATACGCCGGATGAGATTGCGCCGAAAGATCCGGCTCAAGAAAACATCGACACGCTTGAAAACACGGGTTTACAGGCTTTTAAGGGTCAAGATCACGCGGCACATATGCAATCGCATTTGTTGTTTGTCACGGGTGGTATGGCCTCACAGATGCCCAATGTGCAGCTATCGATACAAAAACACTTGTTGAACCACATTCAGCTACAGGCCGAAGAGCAGGCAGAGCAAGCGTTTATGCAGCAAAACCCGAATGTGGCATTGACAGATCCTGCGACAAACCAGCCGTATCAGATGATGGTGGCTCAGTTTGTAGCGCAAGGCACGCAGCAGCTTGTGGAACTAGGTAAACAAATTCAGCAAGCCGGTCAGCCTCAAGGCGCCGATCCGTTGATTCAGTTGAAGCAGCAGGAATTGCAGCTTAAATCGCAGCAAGAACAGAACGACATGGCGATGGAACAGCAAGAGCTACAGTTTGAAAGAGAAAAACTTGCTCAACGAGAAGCTCAGTTCCAACAGCGCCTGCAAAGCCAAGAAAACCAAACTGCGTCTCGTATAGAGGCAGGTATGCAAAGAGAGTTGCTGAAGCAACAGTCCAAAGGAGGTGATCAATGAACGGTAGAGTAAAAATCATGGGCGCGCCCATAAAAGAGCCGCCCAAGCCTGTAAACAAGGCTGAGATTAAAGGTCAGGGCAGCATTCCTTACGCCACGCTGGTCGAAGAAGCCACTCCGAATACGGAAGAGGGCAAGATATTTCGAGGCAAGAAGCGTGGTATGGGCGCAGCGGAAAGAGGCGGTCGCTACACTAGCTGTTAAATATTTGATTTCCTGTGTCAAAGACGCGAGAATATGAGATATCGTCGGATAATTAAGGACACTTAGATTGGACGGTATCGATATTGTGCAGTATGTCCGAAAGACGCTGCTAGATCGCAAGGCCCAAATTACCGAGCTAATGTCGGAAGGCGGGATTAAAGACATGGAACATTACAGGGAGTGTATGGGGGAGATTCGCGCATGCGATTACGTTCTCGTAGAGCTTTCTGAAATGCTAGACAAACAGGAAATGATGGATGTCTGAAGTTAAAGAAACCTTGGACTTGTCCAAGGTATACGTTTCTGAAGAGGAACGCGTGCTAGATCCTTCTTTGATTGAAAAATCTGCAATCGAAAGACTGCCGCAGCCCACGGGTTGGCGCATTTTAATCATGCCTTTTCGCGCTCCGCGAAAGAGCAAGGGAGGTATTTTACTAAACACCAAGACTCTGGAAGAAGACGCTATTCAAACTAACGTTGGGTATGTGCTTCGTCTGGGTCCTGATGCATACAAAGACGGCGAAAAATATCCGCGAGGCGGGTGGTGCGAAGAAAACCAATGGGTGATTTTTGCGCGTTATGCCGGATCTAGGTTCCGTTTAAACGGAGAAGACGCTGCTGTGTTTGGCAGCGAGGTACGAATCTTAAATGACGACGAGATTCTAGCCACAATCCTTGACCCTACTGATATTCACCACAATTAAGGGACATGCAAATGAGTGAAGCAAAAGCTGCTCACGAAGCCGATGACGGCCAAGTAGAGCTTGAGTTTACGGAAGAAGCACAGGAAGTAGAGATTGAATCTACGCCGGATACCGAGGCAAGCGCGGAACCGGCGGTAGAAGAATCTAACGACGATGAGCACGAGAAGTATAGCCAAAGCGTTCAAAAGCGTATAAACCAGCTTACTAAGCGAGCTAAAGAAGCGGAGCGAGAAAGAGAAGAAGCACTTCGCTACGCTCAAACTATCCAGACAGAAAACACCTCTGTTAAGCAAAGACTGCAATCTTTAGATCAAAACTACATAACCGAATACGGTAATAGGGTAGTTTCAGAGCAGACTCGCGCTAAAGAAGAGCTAAAGACCGCTATTGAAACGGGCGACGTAGATCGTCAGATGGCCGCGCAAGAACGAATAGCGCAACTTACTTTGGCCGCAGACAAGCACGCGCAAGCTAAAGCCCAGCGTCAGGCTCAAGTAGAAGCTCAAGAACAACAGCAGTTGTATGCGCAACAGCAGCCGCAACCGCAATATCAACCGGCACCGTCAGTGCCTGCCCCCGATGCTAAAGCAGAAGAATGGGCAGAAAAGAATGATTGGTTTGGAACCGATGATGCAATGACCTTTGCAGCTTTCGGTTTACACAAAAAACTCGTTCAAGATGAAGGGTTTGACCCCTCTAGCAATGATTACTATGATGCGCTAGATTCTCGAATGAGAGATGCATTTCCACACAGGTTTTCTGATGCGGAAGATGCACAAAGAAATAATCGTTCCGGTCAATCAGTTGCGGGGGTATCTCGCGGCAAGTCGTCCGGACGCGGCAAGAAGGTTCGTCTCTCCCCGAGCCAAGTAACAATTGCCAAAAGATTGGGAGTGCCACTCGAAGAGTACGCAAAATACGTTAAGGAAGGACAATGACTGATAATCAACAAGATGAAATTGATGCCATCAAGAGAACTTCCCGCGCAAAATCATCACGGGCGACACAGGTTAGAAGAAAACCGTGGAGTCCACCGTCTAAACTAGACGCGCCCCCTGCGCCAGAAGGGTTTAAACATCGTTGGATACGTGCTGAAGTGCGTGGTTTTGAAGACCGCACTAACATTTCTTCCCGTATGCGAGAAGGCTACGAGCTAGTCCGTCGCGATGAATACCCGGATTTTGAGGCACCTACTGTGGAATCGGGGAAATATGAAGGCGTGTTTGGTGTTGGCGGATTGCTTCTGGCAAGAATCCCGTTGGAAACGGTTGCAGAACGAACTGAATATTTTGAAAGAAAGAATGCAGATCAGATTGAAGCCATTGAAACGGACGTTCTTCGCGAGAATGCACATTCGACTATGGTGATTGACAAACCAGAACGTCAATCCCGTGTAACCTTTGGTGGTCCTCGTAAGTAAAGCTTTTAGGAGCAAATAATGGCAAATCAAGAAACCGCTTACGGGCTTCGTCCTATTGGACTTGTCGGCGCAGCCGCAAATTCAAACGGAATTACCGAGTACGAAATTGCCTCTAACAACACAAACGCTATTTTTCAATACAGCATCGTAGTTCCGACTGCGGCTGGTGTTATTGATCAAGCAGGCGACACGGCGGGCGGTACAACTGCTGCGCTAGGTGTGTTGATGGGAATTCAGTACATGGATTCGGTATCTAAGAAGCCTGTCTACTTAAACTATTGGCCCGGTTCAGCTAGCGTTAGCGTTGACACGAACTTTCCTGTCAAAGCTCTCGTTGCTGATAACCCGATGCAAACTTTCCAAGTTGCTACAGATGCAAGTATTACCGACCGAGCTACGGCTCTGACGGCTGTTTTTGCTAATGCAAGCCTTGGCACGTCTGCTCGAACGGGCAGCACGGATACCGGACGCTCAAACTCAGCGTTGGGTGTGTCTACGATTGCAACTACGGCAACTCTGCCGCTCAAAATCATGGGTATCGTTGATGACGACGCCAACAGTGATTTTGCCGCAGCAGGCATTGGCTTGGTTGTAAGAATTAATTCACACTACAACTCTCCGAATGCGCGTTTCGATTCACAAACCACTGCCACGACAACTGGCATCTAGGGTAGGAGAAATTCAATGCCTATTACACGCGCCCAACTGGCGAAAGAGCTTGAACCCGGCCTAAATGCTTTGTTCGGCTTAGAATATGATCGTTACGACCAAGAGCATGCTGAAATCTTTGACGAAGAGTCCTCGGACAGAGCGTTTGAAGAAGAAGTAATGCTTTCTGGCTTCGGCACTGCCCCTGTGAAATCAGAAGGTGGCGCTATCTCGTTTGATGCTGCGCAGGAAACATACACTGCACGGTATTCGCACGAGACAATCGCGCTGGCTTTTTCAATCACAGAGGAAGCTATCGAAGACAATCTCTATGACAAGTTGGCAGCACGTTACACTCGTGCACTGGCACGTTCTATGTCACAAACCAAGCAGATCCGTGCAGCTAGCGTACTGAACAATGCGTTCAGCACTGCTAGTCCTATCGGTGACGGCTCGGCTTTGTGTGCAGCAGATCACCCGTCTATTTCGGGTAATCAGTCGAACGTTCTGGCAACTGCTTCCGATCTCAACGAAACATCTCTTGAGCAGATGTTGATTGATATCGCAGGCTTTACCGATGAGCGTGGCCTGAAAATTGCTGTCCGAGGAATGAAATTAATCATTCCAAAGGAACTTCAATTTATCGCAGAGCGAGTTTTGAACTCTAACCTGCGTTCCGGCACTGCCGACAATGACACTAACGCACTTAAGTCTATGGGTATGCTTCCAGAGGGAGCAGTGGTAAACCACTTCCTGACAGACACTGACGCGTTCTTTGTCAAGACCGATGCCCCTAATGGCTTCAAGCTGTTTCAAAGAACCGCCATCAAAACTGCGATGGAAGGTGACTTTGATACTGGAAACATGCGCTTTAAAGCTCGCGAGCGATACTCGTTCGGTGTTTCCGATTGGAGATCCGTTATCGGCACTCCCGGTGCATAAGCTTGTAAAAGCTTGTGAAAAAGAAGGGGCACATTGTTGCCCCTTTCTTTTTTGTGTATGCTAAAAACATCCCTGACAGGTGCATCCCGCGCCTGACACTAGCCACGACAGGAGATACTCATGGCGAATACGACTTTCTCGGGTGCGGTACGATCTGAAAGTACCTTCAAAACCGTAAGCAAAAATGCTTCGACAGGCGCGTTTACAGAGGTTGCTACTTTAGGTGATGGCCCAGTAAGCCTTGCTGACGGCAATGTTACCCTTACGAACGCAACTCACAGCGGAAGAATTCTTCTTGTTCCAGACGGTGGGCAAGACAACACCTATACGCTTCCGGCTCCTATTGCTGGATCGGTGTTTAGGTTTGTTTACGCAGGTGGTGCGGCGGACGCAACGGATGCGATCATCGTTACTCCCGGCAACACTAACTTTTACA